AGCAATTCTCTCATACATCTCTTTAGGAGTTTCATTATCTAAGAGATGTTGTCTTTTAAGAGTCTTAAGACCTTCCTCCTTCATCCATTCAGGATAATCTATTCCTTCTTTCCAGTTATCTATCATAGTCTTAAAATAAATCTGCTCCTTTAAAAGTTACATCAGTATAATCACTAATTCTAACTGCAAAGAAATCACCAAACTTTTGTCCAGAAGACAACTCATCAAACCAGCTCATCTCTTGTAAGAGAGTAGGATCTACATAAAACTGAGGTTCATAACCTAATTCTTTAATTTTCATATTAATTCTATGAGTAATAAAGTTTTTAAGTTGTTCTTTAGTAAGAGTTCTAATAGAATCTTCAGCAAATAGTTGATCTATAAAAGCAAATTCTAAATCTCTAGTAGTTTTAGCTGCTTGATAAACATCTTGTTCTACCCATTCTCTAATATGAGGATCTTCTTTACATAAAGTATTAAAAAGATATATACCTCCAATAGAGTGTAAATTCTCATCTCTAATAGAGTAGTTAACTATCTGAGATACACCCTTAAGTAAGTCCTCTTTTTGAAAAGATAAAAGTACTGCAAAACTAGAGAATAGTACACATCCTTCTGCAAATGCTGAGAATACTGCTAAACTTCTAGCTAAATCAAATATATTAGTTTGATCAGGAGTTTGCATAAAGTAATCTAACTTATCCTTAGTCTTCTCATCATGCAAGAAAGCTTTAAAATCATCTAACCCAAGTTCCTCATTAATCATGGCATAATTATCCATGTGTATACTCTCAAAGTAAGAAAAAGCACTAGCCATCATAGCTACTTCTGGTTTAGGAAACCACTCAGATACTCCTCTCCAATAATCTCCTACTAAAATCTCCATTTGAGTAAATCCTTTTAAGATTCCTCCTATAACATTCTTTTCTCCCTGAGAGAGTATATTCCAATCTTGAATATCCTGAGAAAGTTTAATCTCATCTTTAGTCCAGTGAACTAATTGCTGTTTACGATAAAAATCATAAGCTTCTGGATATTCAAACGGCCTATAATAAGACCTATTATCTGTTAACATATTTTAACTTATTAAAGTTTCAAAATCTAAATTATGTTTTTCTAAGAGATCATTAAACTCTGTTCTAAGAACTTCTATACTAATATCAGGACTCTCAGAATATGAATCTTTATTTATTATAAACCTATTTAGATCCCATAAACATAAAGCCATATCTAAAGCCTTGATACATCTAAAATGAGCCTGAATATCATCAGGCTCATCAAGATTAAATTTCAATTCTGCTTGCATACTAAAACCACTTCTTAAACCAAGTGGTGAAGAATCCTGGAGTTTTAGTAGGTTCTACTTCCTCCTCTTCAGTTTCTACAACTTCCTCTTCTTCCATAGATTTCTCAAACTCCATTACTTTCTTCTTATATTCATCCAGATTAAAGTCTGAGCCTAAAGGAATTACTTGAGTATCTTCTGTAATCTCTGATTTTGAGGTAACTTGTTCTGCATTAAGTTCTTTAGCAGGTTGATTATACTTCTTTCTTCTACTATTATTCATGGTTTTCTTATTTTCTTCTTTAGGTTGCAAAGATAACCATTCTTCCTTAGAAATAAATTTCCCTTTAGAATTTCTGTAAATCATTTTACTGTGTATTTAGTGTTGTTCAGAATTAAAGAAGTTATATCTCTGTTATTGACTCTTCTAGGTCCTTTATTATCCAAGTCATACACAAGAGTATACCCAAATACTTTATCAGCTTCTAATGTGTAACCTTTCAGTACTCTCTCAACACCTTCTACAGTATTAAAGACTACTTCATAGATACTTTTAGAGTGTTGCATCTTGTACACAATATCCCCTAGAGTTTCCTCTAGTACTGCACTAAATGAGTTAGTGTTTCTAGAGTATTTAGCAAAAATACTAGAGTCTTCTATATAAAACTCATTACCATCTTTATCAATACACTTGAATACTTCTATACCTTCTATTTGTTGTTTACTAACAACTTTAAAGCATAAGGAGATTCTATTCCATCCTGATAGGCTTACATCTAAGTATGTCATAAATTTATAAGATTATTATTGTTAAATTCCTCCATAGTATAATTCCACTCACTATTTACCATATGCCACTTAATTCTGGATAACAAGTTCATATACTCAATAGTACCTCTATCTATTTGAGACTCAGATATTTTGTAGCAATGTCTTGTAAAGAACTGTGTATCCACTACTGGCATATAACAAGAGAAACTATACCCCTCAAATTGTGTAGAGATAGCATACTTATAGAATGCCATTTGCCTGTAATATCTCCAAAACTCAAAACTCTCTGGAAAGAATTGTGCTCTTTTAGAGGTAGTCTTTAAATCTATAAGTATAACATACTTTTCTTTATGATTTACAATAAGCCTATCAAGTCTAGATTTGCACTTAACATCTAATAATTCAAAGTATATTTCATACTCATTAAAGATCTCACAGTTATTCCACTCTTGGAATAGATACTTATTACAAGCAGCATGAGATTTTAGAGATGATACACAACCTTCTATAACATCCTTCTGCTCCTTAGTCATAAACTGCTTACCCTCATTTAACTCTAGCTCAGCTATATACTCATAAATAGTACTCTTCTTAAGGGTATTTAATAGAGTATCATCTTTATAATTATTATAGTAAGAAGCTAATCTTGCAGCTTTAAGGAGAACTTCATCTTGAGTCTCAACAAGATGTGAGTCCTTAATAGCAAAGTATTGTGTAACTACATTACACAAACTCTCATTAGGCTTAACTACCTCAGATACTACAAACTTACTTGGATCTTCTACATACAGGTGTAGCAGACTTCCGTTTTCCAGACTTGGGCTTGGAGTTAATTTCTGTATTTTCCCTTCCAGATACATCTGGAATAACTTTGGACTTCCTCCCTGCTCTGGGTTTATCAAGGACAGGGTGCTGTTGGCTATCTCCCTCCTCTCGTAATAATTGGTCTCCATATATATTTTTAATTTGTTCTAATATTTCCCTGCATTGCATTTGATTTCTAGGCATAAAGAACTTATGATCTGGAAACTTAAACTTAAACATCTTATGCTTAATTTTAGCTTTCTCTTCAAGGAGTCCCTTTGTCTCAATAACTATCTTCTTATCAGTTAGATAGAAATCAGATACATATTCCATTTTTCTAATAGTCTTATTCTGCCACTTAAAGGAAGGTTGTAACTCAAATGGTTCTTGCATCTTTAAATGCTCCAGCAAGTTATTACTTTCTAAAAGTTTATAGAAATAAAGCTCTAAACCACTATCAAAGGTTAAGTTGTTATACTTAACCTTTTTAGTGGCATAATACTTCTTACTCATATTTTTTCTTTATTTAACAAGCTTCAGCATGTGTATAAGGATACTTTTTTACATCAAGCACAGCTTTCTCCAATAATAACTTCTTAGTATACTCACTTAAGAGCTCTTCTTTAAAAGTTTTTCTATCAGAAATACTATCAAAGATATACTGTTTATTAAAGACAAAATAAACATCTTCACATTCATGTATAATTAACTCTGGAGTATAATCAGGATTTACTCTTTCAACACCACCTCCCATCTTTCTATAAAAAGAATCCACATGCATCTGGTACTTATTATAGAAATCCTTAGTTACATTTAAAGAGTATTTTGAGTAGTAACCAGTATTAGGACCTTTTTCTTTACAAAGAAGAAGTACCATTTTACCATCTAAATCATAAATAGTATCATAAAATACATAATAAGGAAATAGAGATTGTAAATATTTTTTATTGTGAGTTCTTTTAGAGCTATTATGCAATTTATAAAAACAATCTTCTATAGTATTTTGAGTTTTCCTAAGAGAGAATGGTTCCCAATTAAAAAGCCTTATATTCCAGCTATTACCAACTCTATATATCTTATCACAAGCATAATATACATTTACTAAGTTAATAAGTTCTTCTTTAGTTACTGCCATGTAAGTCCATTAAAAGTATGAAAGAAAGGTACTTCTCTAATCTCCTCACCAATATCTGCAAGATGCTTTTGATTAGCAAGATAATTACAGAATAGTGCTACAGCTTGAGTTGCTACCATAGCTGCATAATGCCCTGTTTGTTTATAACTACAAGGTAAATCTGGTATCTCATCATCTCTTCTTAGAGAATCAATATACATTTGAATATGTTCTTCCTTATGTACACAAAAGATTTGAAATTCCTCTGCTTGCAATCTGGTATCTATAAAGATTTTCTTATCAGGCATTTTACACCACTCTTCAAACATGAGTTTCCTAGCTTCCATATTGTCAAACATAGCAAAACAATAATCAGTTACCTCACTACCTTCCTCATATTTATCAAGATGACATATATAAGAATTAGAGTAAGCTATAATCATATCAGAAACTGCTTCAGCCTTAGGTTTACCCAAATCTGAGTACTTAAAGAATTGACAGTCTAAGTTTACATCTTCTACAGTATCCATCTCATAGCAATACAGCTGATGTCTAAGTCTGGATAAGAAGAAAGCTACATAAGCACCTACACCACCAAGTCCCCCTAGAATAATTTCTAGGGGTTTCTCTGTTACAAACGGTGCTGCTGAAAATCTACTAAATTCTAAACGATTATATCTCATTACTAATCATTTAAAACATAATTTCTCCACTCCTCATCAGTCATTCTAGAGATGTCTTTGTATGGAGCTTTTGTTCCCTTCTTACCAAAGGATACTTCCTCAACATCTTCTGCACTCTCAATTAAGGAATGTATAGCACTTAAACCATAAGTAATACTTTTTATAAAAGGATGGTGAGAGAAAGAAGACTCATAAGTAGTCATCAAAGCAAAGAGAGAATTCTTAATATCTCTAATTTTACCTTGATCTACATAGTCCATACAAATAGCTTCTACTTTATCAAGATATGTATCTACATCTACCTCAGTTAAGATATTAGTAAGTACTTCATTAAGAGTAGTAAACTCATAAAATAAAGTACCTAAAGAATACTTATTTAAAGCGAATTGAGGTTTAACATTCCCAAAAAGTATTTCTTGCTGAAAGTTATTCTTACCATAATTGTTATAAACTCTTACAGGTTCTTTAACTTTAGAAGCTTGAATCTTAGTAAATTCTTCCTCAAACTCACTAGTATCTGCACCAGAGATAGTTACAGGTAAAGAATATTCTACAATAAGTCTTGCTTCATTAACTTCTTTAGATGTATAATTACTATCCATACCTCTAACAGATACAGTATTAATCATCATATCAGTAGCTATCCTAGCATTAAAGTCTAACTTGTTATTAACAATAACAGATAAGTGAAAAGGAAAGTTACTTATATTATCATAAAGATGTTTATCATCTACTCCAGAAGGAGTTACACCCATAGTATGATGAGAGTGAATACTGAAGAACATTACAGGCCACTTATCCTCATTCTCCTCAAAATACTCAGCTAATGTTGTACCCCAGTCATACTCAGTATAACCAGCAGTACCTACATCTTTTAGTAGCAAATCTATTACATGTAGTTTAAGAGTATCATCATAGATATCTCCATCAACCTTCATGACACCTACTCCACTCCACTCTATATTAGAGCATTTGGAATTCAAATACTTGATTTTGTCCAACACTCTGTTCTCCAGAGTTATCGGGTTGCTTAGTTTTTTCTTTATAATCATCGTAGATTTTATTTATAAATGATGTATTTAAATGTTTTTTAATAAAAGCATTTAACAAACCATCAATATCACTGTAAAATACTCTTGTCCCTTTATATATTGCTGTAAGTTTTTTATTTTTAATACGGTTATTATTAAAACTTACATTTTTTTCAAGAGGCTCTATAATATCTGTTTTAACAGAAGTATCTTCACTAAATAATTGAAAATAATCAGTTTTAAGAGCATTAATATTAAATACTGGTTTAATATCTGTTGAAGATATAGATATATCTACATATTTATACATATTACTTAATAAGTCTTCACTACCAAAGACAATATCCTCAAATTCTTCTGTTGATATATAGCTACCTTGATTTAGTTTATCCAAACCATAATAGTGATCACCATGTTCTGTTTTTTGAGAAACAGTGTTGTATAAATTTATCCAAAATATATCAGCATCATTCTCATCAAAATTATCAAAATTATACTTTAAATTATTAAGAGACATGTTTAATGGAGACTGTCCTAAACAAAAAGTACTAAAATTTTGACTTAAATGAGGATGAGTAAATCTAGGATTATTAATATCAAAAGTAGTTCTAAAACCTCTAAAACCACCTTGAGAAGTTAAATAGAAATACATATCTCTAAGTTCAACAGGATTTCTATCACTATTAACCTCCTTTAGCATTATCTTAGGAAAGTAAAACCCTATATAATCTTCTGGAAATATAGTAAGTAATCCTATTTTACAAATACTCTCATCATATACCTCAGAAGCTTTAAGTTTCTTGTATACTTCTATAAGGTGTAATTTATCAAAATCTAAACTATTTTTATTAAAGTTATTTAAGTCCTTAAAATAGTTTGGATCTTTAAAATTAATTTTTTTATTTATATCATATTGAGAGAATGTATAACTATTGTACAACCTAAATTTATTAAACTGTTTATTATACTCCTCAACATCAACATCTAGATGAAATACAGGTCTAAGAGTTTGGGGCCTCCTAAGAAGCCCCTTAATCTCTCTAAACTTATTACTTCTGAGTTGCATATTTAACCTCAGCTAAAACTCTCTCATTGAATTGTGTAGCATTAGAAGTATTTCTAATACCTAGTGCATATTCTACCTCAAACAATCTTGCCTCAACATTAGCACAACAAGGATACTCTGCTCTACTTTGAATTGTTTGCAGAACATTCTCCAACTTAATTTTTAAAGTGTCTACACTATCATGAGTGTAGTTACCAATAATACCAATGATTTCTTCATCATCATTGTTTACAGCATCAAGTCTGTATTGCTTAAGAGAAGCTCTCAACTCATGATACTCAGCCATTGCAGCCTTCATATCTTTAGGAGAGATAAATACTTTAAGATTGCCTTCTGGAAGCACAGCATCAGCATGCTCCAAAGAATACAAAGCCTTACCAACAGTAACAGTTTTGTTACTGAAATCTACTGCAGGAAGAGCAGCTACAAGTTGTGAGAAGGTAGATACACCAGCTTCTACCTCAAATTGATTAACCTGTGAATTGTTTGTTGTTACAACAGTTACTTTACGCATAACTTTAAGTTTTATAAAATTGTATTTAATAGATCTTGTAAATATTCATGCCCCAAAATCTTATAGGCATCCGAGAAATCTTTAATCCCCATTTCTCTGTATTCTTTAGGGAATAATACTATTGGAATATTGTACTTATTTCTCATAAGTACTGCTGCTCTCTTTCCAGGAGCATCATTGTCTGCAAGATACAAACAATTATACTTATTTACAAGCCATGCTGGGGGGAGAACACTCTCCCCCTGCATAGCTATAGCTTGTATACCAAATAATGATAAACATACTACATCCTTCATACTCTTAGTAATAACTAAGAGCTTAGGATCTTTTATATACTCTAATCCTTGTATCCATCTACTATTAGAGATGAATCTATAACTATCTCTCTCAGGAAAGTATGCTTTCACAGAATTATCTGGAAAGATGTATACAAAACACATCTCTCCAGCTCTCACACAATTGCAAATTCTAGTATCGGTTCCTTCTTTGTTGTTGTTATTAACAAATAAATCCTTGCATGAGCGTATATTAAACTTCTGTAAAACCTCTAAGCTTACTCCATATTGATTCCAGTATTCTAATTCCTTGTTAGAGAACTCTTTAAAATTGAGTTTTATCTCTGCACTTTTTTTATTCTTATCCACAATGCTCAATCTTGCAATACTCTGTGTTTTATTATTTTTATTATTTAATAAATGATAAGAATCAGTACTTTTTAAAGTATTATAAATATCCAACAGTGCTTCTTGATAACTAAGTTTCTTTAGATACATAACAAAAGATATTGCGTCTCCACAAAACTCTCCTGGTCTGTTATCATAATAACGCAGTATGTTACCATAATATTGAAATGCACATGTTGGAGACTTATCTCTCCTCAAGGGACTTACAAAGTTTCCTTTGATTACTGGAATACCATAAGCTTCAAAGATACTTTCCTGTGAGAAAGTCTTGAAAATATAGTCCCTACTTAAATTAGAGACATACATTTATTTAAAATGGCAAATCATCTGCTCCTGTTGGAGCACTAGTAAACTCAGTTGTTACTTCAGGCTTAACAAGTGCATCAGTAGGAGTAACAGTTAGCTTCTCACTATTAGGAGCAGCAATGTAACCACTCTTTGCAAACTCTAGATATCCAGACTTACCATAGACAAGTTTAATATCAGCAGTCTTATCAGTACCTACTGCAGCTACAAAGTTCTTACAAAATTCATTGTAAGTTTTACCTTCTACAGTAACATCACCAATAACTGCAGTTAAGACAGTCTTAGTATCTCTGATGAAGCCCATCATCTCAAGAGCATTAGCTACTTCATCAGTCATGTCTACACCTTTCTGACCTTTAACACCATTAAACTCAAAGTTAAATGGACAAGCTCTGTTTTGCACATTACCAGCTTGTTTAGGTTCCCACATAATCTTCTTAATGTTAGTATCTACTACTCTAAGAGACAGGACAGGATCACCAGAACCATCTTTTCTAAGAGGTTCAAAAATAGCTTCTACAGGTACATTAACATTGATACCTGGTTTTACTGAAGCAGCAGGGGCTTTTACACTATTAGTATTAAACATATTTTGTTTTTAAAAATTAGAAATTAACTGAGTATTGAGTTTCTGCAATAGGACCTTCTGTATGAGGCTCTACTACTTCTTCCTCTACTTCTTCTTCTTGAGGAGTAATAGCTACAAATTTATAGAACTTACCAATCTCATTGTTCTCAAAGATTTCCAATTTAAATTGGTTCCCTTCAGCAATAAGATATTGATAAAGAGTAGGATTAGAGAAACTTTTACTCTTATTTTCTCCTCTAGCAGTCTTCTTATAGAACTGACCATTTGGAGATACAAGAAGCAGATAAGTATCATGACTCTTACCAAAGGTAAGTTCATTATTCTGCATATCATTTAGACTAAAGAATGTTGGAGAAAACTCAATTCTATCATTCTTAACACGAAGATCCCAGTTCTGTGTTTTCTTTGATCTTCTGGTGGTGGTTGCAATTACTTGAAACATAAATGTTTTTTGTTTTTAAAAATTATTTTTGATTGTATACTAAATCCCAATGGGTAATAAATTTTCCATCTACAAGCTCAGAGATAACTATCTCCTGATCCTTTAGATGAGTTGGCCTAGCACCACAGATAACATCATCTGTAGTCTTGAAGGACAATATATTCTTGTTATCCTCACCTCTGTATAGCAAACCAATTGCATCTACATCAGCAGAAACCATACTCTTAATTTTGCCAGTGAGATCTAACTCCTTGGCAGATACTTCTTTACCATTCCTCTCTATATTAGTAGTCTTTAAGTGACCTAATAGAATTACTCTATCTGAACACTTATAAATAGCATTCAATAGATTTGTCATAGCATCTCTTAGATACTTATAACCTGCACCATTAGGAAGGTCTAGCACATTATTACCTGTGAAAGTCTTACCCATAGGAGTTTGCTTATACAAAGTTAGTGCATATGGTAGTGCTAAATCTTCTAACTTAGTTAGAGTATCTATAGTTACATATTTATATGGTCTACCAGCAGCTATGATAGCTTTAATAGTATCCATTAATTCTTGCACAGAAGTAATTTTTACTTTTAGTGCATCATAGTAGTCTGTGCCATTCTCCAAATCTAAGATAAGATTATTTTCTAGTTCAGCAAGTAAACTTGTTTTACCAGTTTTAGGCTTGCTATAGATAATAAGCTTACCAGGATCTGTTAAGGTAGCTTTTGTTTTACTTTTTGGAAGTTCCATTAAAGTGAGTTATAAATTGTTTGCATTTCTTCAGATTTTGCTGGTGGTAGCTCTGTAAAACTACCTGCTTTAGGATTAGCTAGTAAACCAATAGCAATATTATCTCTACCAAGTCTATTCTTAATTACTTTTAACATAAGAAAGCTTTCTTTAAGCTTATTTACATCATAACCTAAGCATGTAGGCATATCCATCTTAAATGCTGACATAGTAGCAAGTACTACATCTGCATCTGCATATGGATTCCTAGATGACTTAAAATCAGTAATTTGTGGAGATATATCTACACCTTTAAATTTGGCTCTATCAATTGATGATACATTGTGTTAACTGCAATTTCTTTTTATTTAGATTATAGTTGCAGATCAGACTATACCATTATCTTATAAATTATAAGATACCCCTTGGTAGTCGTTACGAGCTTGCTTAATAAATTAAGCCTATCTCTCGGTATTGTCTATCTCTAGAGTTCCACCGATATTCAGGGTTTGCATAATACATCACTGTATTATGGGGCTATAAAACCATTTGCTATTTTTATAAATATTATCTTTTTTTAAACATCTAGTTATTTCATTTGAATTAATATTAAGAGATTTACCTGCTATTACAGCACTTTCCCAAGTATTAATAAGATTATTATTAAAATCATATTGATACAATTTTCTATGCCTTCCCATTCTTGTTTTAGGAGTTATAGTTTTTGGAAACTTTTGTAAATCTACATTAATTCTAATCCAATATAAATTTTTTGATGTTTTTCTTAAGTTGCTATTACAAGCATCATAAATTCTGGTATCTCTTTTTCCTAAATAAGTATAAACTTCCTTTATAGTTCTAAAAACTTTTTTTAGTTTACCTTCTTTAGTATAACATCCAAAATAAATCCTTTCTTTTATTACTGAAACTTCTTCTTTTTCAAAATCATCCCATTTATTAGACTCAACAACTGTTTTATTATACCCATATTTAGGGTTTAAACTTTGATATTTATTAATAAATAGTTGTTCTGCTTTTCTTAAGATTGAAATAGAAGTTTCTTTTAATATAGTAAAAGAAAAGTTTTCTTCACCATATTTTATAAAAGCTGCTTGTAGGTGCTTATTTATATGTCTACCACCTTTTAATGCACTTAAGTGTTTTCTAAATCGGTTTTCAATATTTTTTGAACTTCCGATATAAACTTTATTATTGATAATGTTCTTTATAATATAAATACCTGCCATATATTATTATACGACAGATAAACAAAGGTTTGTTTGATATTAACCCATCATTAAACTGAGATATAAAGATACAAGATACATTGAACATATTTCTAAGTTCTACCATATATTCTGATGCTTTATCTATAACTTCTTTATCAGAGAATCCTCTCTCTTTCTTAAGAAGTAGAAGATGGTCTAAGATAATTATATTATAAGCTTCAGGATTATTAGCAGTAAACTTATCAATCTTCTTCTTAGAATTACCTTCAGCATCTGTATATTCTACATAAGTAAATGTACCCTTAGATGAGAGATATTGCCACATCTCATTATAAATTCCAGTAGGATTAGTACTCTTAAATCTAAAATTTATCTTAGAGAATAAAGCATTTACTGTAGGTATCTCTTTCTTAACATAGTCTAACTCCAAAGGTGTTAGTCTGTTATCACCAAAACCCTTAATAACTTCTGGAGGAATAGTAACATTATACTTATTCTTAATGATCACGGAAAGCCAATTACATTTCTTGGATAACTCGTCAATCTCATAAGAGTAGTAAAATACATTGATTTCCAGTCCTTGGCTTTCTGCATCACTTATTGCATTTAATAGCATAAAGTCTGCAAGAGTAGTCTTATAAGTACCTGAAAGTCCGCCTAGTAAGGTGTATACCCCTCTTTGTAGACCATGTATTTCTTTGTTAATTCTTTTGAAGCCATTAGATAAGCCTTGAAACTTACCCTCAACACCGGCATATATTCTCTCTTCTAAAGTCATAGTGAGCTTACTTTTTCTACTTTCTCCTCAATACTTAACTTTTCCCAAAGCTTAGCTTTAATAAAGTTCTCTATCTTCATATTAATATTACCTTGGTTAGCTTTAATCTTAGCAATAACCTCATTATGAATATTAATATCTCTCTTAATATTCTTAGCATACAGGATAGACATTAAGTTTCTATCTGCAGAAGTAAGAAATGCTTGTCTGCCATCAATAATAGTAAAGGCAGGATATACCTCATATAGTTCATCTATATGCTTATCTACCTCAAAGAAGAGTTCCTTGGCAAGTTTCTCAGTAACCTCAAAGTAATCCAATTGGAATGTACTCTTAGTACTAGGAATAACTTGCTCAATAAGTCCTCTCTCAACTAAGGAGAGTACCATCTCAGCATTTATAGCCCTTCTACTTCTATTACCATTAACTAGGACATTATCCCTAACTCCATACTTAGAAGTTAAGGTTATCTTTTGTCCTATCAATTTATCAGTCATAGAAGTAGGTCTTACCTCATTCTCATTAGGTGTAAAGTTACTATACTTATACACCAAATCAAACCTCTTATTATAAATTAACAAGAGATATGTTAACTCCTCACCAGATACATCATATCTGACAAGAATATCAACCCATTTTTCTAAATCTAGCATGTCTTTTATTTATGTGTTTTTAATAAACCTCTTCCCCTCTATTCTATAAAAGACTCTATATAATTATTGCAGCTCTTGTTTCCTTCTGTTTACTTCTTAACCAACTTTCCTCTTGTGAGCCTCTTATTACTAGATTGTATAGATATGAGAGTTTATCTTTCTCATATCTTGTTACCCTGTATAGACGTTGTCTATGTTGGGTGCTGCTTGAAGTACTACTAGCTATAATACCAAGTGTAACCGAGCTATCATCAAATCCCTGATCTACACTTTTTGCACCTATTAGATACTGAACTTCCTTATTTAGAAATGCTGCCAAGTTATCTTTCTTTTTCTTGGTAGTAATCTTGGAGTGATAAAGTACACTATTGGGTAGAATAGTGTGAAGATAATCACAAAAAGAAGTACTCTCACTAAATATAATACACCTATCATCAGGATGTTCGGCAATAATAGTAAGTATTTCTTGGTATTTGTTGTAAGCATTGTAGATAATATCTTTTCTCTTCTTAAGCCATCTGTTAAACTGTACTGCATGCATAGCTGCTTTACTTGGATCTAAGAATCCTGGACTAGTTGGATGTAATCCTTGGTTTCTTCTATACAAATAAGCATCTCTACTAGCAGGAGTTAAGCATGCCATTACATCATCAAACCTATTATAGAATGTCTTAAAGTAAAACTCATACATCTTATTAGCATCAGCATATTGCTTAGCTTCTACTTCTGTAAAGTCTAACATCTTATTATACTCTATAACTGGTGCAACCCACTGGTTTTGTAAAGCTTCTTTCATAGAGATAGTACAGATTTCTGTAATACCTCTCTTAGATAAGGTTTCTATATGAGCCTCAGACATAGTGGCAGATAAGCCTAGAAAATATTTCCACTTGCTATTTAAGATAGCTTGATTAAAGACAACAGCTTCATCATTGCTATACATATGTATCTCATCCTGTATTAGGAACTCACATTCCATCTGAGTCTTAACATATGTATTAACAACAAAGACTGTTGCATTCTTTACTCCCCATTCACTCAAGATTTTAATCCACTGTTCTTGTAAGATTTGTCTAGGTACAATAACATGAATAATGGTATCTTCTGGTAGTGTCTTACAACACTTAATAGCAGTAATAGTTTTACCAAAACTACCTACTGCAGTAAGAAGACCTACTCTATTATTATCTTCCCAAGTTTTTACAATCTCAGCTTGTTTCTGATCTTTAGTTACTTTCATTTATAAGATTACTTATTTCATCTGGATCTGGAGGGAGTGGTAATTCATCCACTTCTATCTCTTGATATAAATCCATATACTTTTTAATGTTTCTAGCAAAAATTAATAATTCTTTAGGAGTAGCATTAGCTTTCATGCTATTAGCTAAAGTGCTAATAACAGCTATATTACCCTTAACATATCCTTTATTAGGATATATTCTATCAATGGATGGAGAGTATCTAGTACTACATACTAAGTAAGTTTTGAGTATAGGACATTTTTCAGGAATGTGTATATCTCTAACTTCAATACTAAATTCTAAACCTTTATCAATTGCTCTTTTCTTAGCATTTCTATAAAGGCTTTGCTTTAACTCATATAAGTGTTTATACTTACTATGGGCTAAAAGTCTAATATTCTTTTTTTTCACATATTAATATTTAATTCTAGTAACAAAGTTACTAATACTCTTGTATACAACTTAAGGAAGTTGTAACCCCTTTAACTCAGCTTCTTTCTGAGTAATGTAAGTAGTATTACTATTTAATAGAACAGCTATTCTATCAGCTTCCTGATATTGCTCATTCTCACTACCAAATTTTTCCATCTTACATATCAAGATATAGGTTTGAGAATCTTCTTTCTCAAAAGCACCTACACCAATAACTTGTCTTACATTATCAGATTTACCATCTGCATTACTATGTAAAATAGTACTTGTTTTAATTGCTTTATAATACATAATCTTTAAAATAAACTTATTTGCTTCTCATTAAAAGCATCTATCCATTCTCTAGCCTTCATCTCATAGTAAGAGTAATCTATATTATAATCTTTAAAGTCATCACATTTAAAAGATTTATTAAAGTATTTAACTTTCCAATCTTTAAACATTCTACCATTTCTAGCTGGAGCTTCTACTTGCTCAATAACTCCATTAGAGTATTTCTTCATAAGAAAACCATCATGGTTTTCTTTACAAATATAATATCTTACAGTCTTACTAAGCTTCTTTATATCCAGCTCTAAATAATTAACTTTATGTAACTCATAAGAAGATTGACCTCTCTCTATAGAATACTTAGCTCTTACTCCTGCACAAAAGTCAAAGATGTTTTTATGATTTCTAATAGTTTCTTCTACATTAATATTATGAACCCAATAATTATAAACAGAATAAGGTATAATACTATGAGATTTGTTTTTATGTAGTGGAATATCTTTGAACTCATACTTGCCTTTAGTTTTTGTTTTACCATTAGTGTATACAGCTATGTAATTATTAACATTTTCAATAATCATCTTTTGATAGGTCTCAAACTCTAATTCCAACTTAGTTAAGGATTCCCACTCTTTACAAACAGAGTTGTAAGCTTCCTCATACTCTCTTGGAATTCTAACCTCAAAGCCATCTGTATTCATCATAATAAGTTCTAAGTGTATCTTATTTGCTAGCATCTCTAAGAGCATAGTAAGAAGCAATTGACCATTAATACATATAGATAGAGTTACAGCTCTATCTTTAAGGAATGAGTATTGATCATTAGTTAAACCATAAGTAGCATTAAGTAGAATCTTAAGTATATAGTTTCTAGGGTCACTCTTTGGTATACTTCTTCTCTCATTAAAGAAACCCTCATACAATGGAAGAAATATTTCCTTAGGTATATGAGCAGGAGATAAAGAGTTCCTAATCATTAGATTTGGATAGAAACTTACTACATCTAAACTCTTAATAATATACTTCTCATCACTAACATATATCTTATTCTTAGGAGCAGCGTGGATACCACCTAAGGCATATACAATAGGTATACTATTTCTATAGTTTACTATCTTCTCAAATGTATCTTCACTCTCAAGAGATAAACTTTGAAAATGAGTTAGTACATCTTGAAAGATAGCAGTACTAAAGTTAATATAAGGAAAGATAATATCTTTAACATGTACTACATCTCTTACAGTTTGCATACTCTTTAAATCATTTAAAGGTATCTTCATTGCATTAGATAAGTATTTACCAAATAGTTTTTTAGACATATCAGGCTCAGTACTATTCATTACATCAACACCATCTCTGGCAGTAATGACTTTTCTTAACTCTATCTCATGTCTAAACTTATTATACAGTTCCTTAGTAGCCAACACATCATTCTTATTATAAGATAGTACCATCTCTTCCCAATTACTTCCTTCTCCTTGTGATGGCATATCTTCAATATTCTCAAAATCAAGCATAAACTCACACCATTTTAGACCTACTCTCTTAGCTTTAGTAGAGAGAGATAAAGCTCTAAATAAATCTAAATGTTTATCTCTTAATTGCCACTCAGGAACATCAGGTCTTCTATTCTCTCCAGATGTAATTAAGGTTGCATACCTTCTTATATCTGCTGCTGTACAGTTCTTATTTCTGTAAATATACTCTAATACTTGTGCATCAAAGTGTATGCTATTATAGCCTACTAATCCTGCTACTTCAGTTTTTAAAAACTTAAAGAAAGCATCTCTATCATCTCTACTATCAGAGATTACAAAAATTCTTTCCTCATCACTATCTCTATCTATGAAGGTTGCAGTAAAGATATTTAAAGTTTCTAAGTCCCATATCCATATTCTTTTATTTATCATCTTTTACATAATTCTGTAATCTTATCTTCTACTTCTTGAATTGCTTCTCTAGGAAGCCCTTCACAATAGAATCTACCATATCCAAACTTTTCCTTGATTTGAGAATAACTAAAGTTATGTGCATTTATAAATGATTGGAACTTATCATCTAACCATTCTACAAATTCAGGAATATTTACATCCAAACCATAGTGTCCTTCTTCTAAGAAGTCTTTATACTTCTCATTAAATTCATCACTTGTCATAGTTTTCTAACATTCTAATTCTATTCTTAATATATTGAATGTCTCTCCAATATCCAGGATCATCAGAGTAATCTGCATAAGGATCTAAGATAGATTGTAGATATGCAATTTCCTCATCAATAGATGCTTTCCAAACATCATAACTAATTCCTCTTTCACCTATAAAGGTAGTTGTCTCATCTTCTAAATTCCAATTTTCTGATGAAAGAAAGAATATTAAAGTAAAACAACCTATATACTTATTCATTCTAGGTGGTAGCAAATCAGCTACCACCTCTTCAATCTCTTTTAAAGATTTATATACCTTTTGCATCTAAATATTTCTTAATTTGTTCTATATCTTTAATAGATATTTCTACTCCACTATCTAATACAATAGCTTTTATACTTCTATTACCAGCTCCATCAGGAGATACTATTCTAGTAGTTTCTAAAACTTTTTTTAACATGGTTATATTAAGAATAGCACAACCATATTTAATAGTCTTTCCTACAATTTCACCTTCATAAGTATTAATAGTTGGTAATTTAATTTCTTCCTCATAAATAGGTTCAAACCAAAGATCTAATACTCCTACTTCTGTAAGTTTTTCTATGTAATAGCTGCTAGGCTTATTTTCCATTACTTCAGTAAAAGATTTACCTATTTCCCAATTTACACGTAAACCAATTATTTCTTGCGCAGCTTTTTTATATTCAGGTTTAATTAATTTATAACCAATTATTTTCTTTTCCATTGTTTCTTCTTTTAAAAAGTCTTTAACTGAGTATGATGGTAAATCTGTTTTATTTACTCCTCCCCAATAATAAGATTTACCTGAATTTATTTTATAAAATTTATTAACTCCAGATGTTATAAGATCTTCAGGAAAAGCATATTTAAGTACTTTATTTAAATCATTTAAAGAGCCATCATTTGTAACAGCTACTTTACCTTCTCTTAGTTCTTGTATTAATTTATTGTTCATAACTTTTATTTGTTTTTATAATCTCAATTAACTTCTCAAGACAAGCAAGTTCAGCTTCTTCGTATGTTTTGAAACCACTCAAACTCCACTTTTCAAAAAACCATATTCCATCTTTTATTTGTATTGAGTAGTATATTCCATACTTCTCACGAAACCATCTAAATGCTTGTGAGAATGTTGGTGCTTGTACAATATTTTCAGATGTTGACTTTTTAGATTTTTCTATTATCAACATCTTTTCATCGGCAAACCACCACCCAAAACAAGGTTCATCAAATCCAAGTTCTTTCAGTTCTAATGCTTGTTGGTATGGTACAAATTCTTTATTCATATTTCTTCTATTTGTAATATTTGATAATTATGTAAAATCTCTTGTAGGTATCTAAATAGATACCCATTAACTCTACTCATATCATTCATAATAAACATAAAGAATACATCCTTATTTATATGTAATACTGTAGACTCACCAATCCTAACTTCCTTACAATCAAAGAAGTTATCTTTAAACTTCTCTAATGAGGGTACTTGTAATATGTAAATCATTTTGTTATTAATTTGTAAAATAAAAAGGCTAGTATTTCTACTAGCCTTATAAATGAATATTTAAAGTTTAATTAATTAGCAATAAAGTATGGTGTCCATACTTTAGTAGTACCATACTTTACTTCCATCCTGTAACAAGAGTTAAGGATTGCAGGTTGTGGATTAAGTACTCTATCAACAAAACCAGTAGTTTTTTCAATTAGTGTTAGTGCTGTAAAAGTTCTACTACCACAAGCAGTAGGTGCTAAAGTAGCTGTATTACAATTACCAGTACTATTTCCATATCTACATAGATTAAGAGTAATAGTTGGATAAGAAATTGGTGTTAAACTTATATTAAACTTAACTCTCCACTTACCATCTGTACCCTTATAACATACTTGATTAGTAACTTGAAAGGGTTGTGCTACTGTACAACTTCTTGTTAATGAATCTGTTGGAGGTGTTACACAATTAGTTCCTGTTTGAGTAAATGTTCTTGTTTGTACTCCATTAGTGCAAGTTGTCCAAGCAGAGTATGTAGTTGTACAAGAAGTCTCAAAAGGAATAGTTGATTCCCAGATAGCTTTTCTCATTGTAGCTGCTGGATGAATACCAAATCCTTTACTTGGGTTTACATTACCATTAATATGACAATAACTCATAATTGTACCATTCCTATTTAGTTTAGTTATGCTATTACAAGTAGGTGAAGTTAATTCACAAGGCTCACAATTATTACAACTATCCAATCTACCAATTAGAGTATTGGTTCTAAGGTCTTTCCAACATCCCCAATGAGTATGTCTTGCTCCTAAATTATGCCCCATCTCATGAGCAAATACATAAAGAGGCCAGCTATATACTGTTGAAGATGAGGAGGTTTCCCATCCACCCATTCCTGAGTATGCAAATGGAACTGGTGTTATCATACCTGCATTTACATAAGCAATACCTCCAAAGTTTTTATTGTTTAAAAGGTGTTTGAATCTCCAAGGATTTTCTGATCTTCTTGTTGCAAATTCAATAAGAATTGTTTGAGATCCTTGTAGAGTAGCATATGGATCAATGGTAGTCCATATGAAAATCTCACCTAATTGAATTTGTACACCATCTCTAGCATAAAGTTCTTTTACAGCTCCAAAGATCATTGATACTTGAGAAACTGTATTAGTTCCCCATCTTACATATAGATCATTACATACTTCTATGTAAACCTTACATATCTTATTGATTGATTGTGAGTTATCATAAAAATCTGGTGGTGCTTGATTTGTCTCTGGAAGACTCTTATTAAAGGTATTAGTAACTTCTACTTCATCAGTATTTCCTCCTTGTAATTTACTAATACTATCTTTAACTACTCCAGTTTCTGTTATATTCCAGTTATCACTTTCACTGTGTAAATATCCAATCCAACCTTGTTCTGTTTTAGTAATAACACTAAACCCTTCAGTAGATTTATATTGTACAACATTTTGTTTAGTTTTTTTACCATCTGAGGTAGTTACAATAAAATCTGGTGTAGTAACTTTCTTATACATAATGACTTTACCACTTGGATCAGTACTTGCAAATGAAGTTGGTAAAGTTGTTAAAGTTTTTGATTTTGTAGCACCAAAAGTTTGCCATACATCAATGTAATTTTGACTGTAACTATTAAATGCAATTGCAAATAATAGAAAGCTTAATAATTTTTTCATAATTTATATTTATTTTTATACAAATATACGAATAAAAATTACAGGGGAAATAATCCCCTGTAATTCATAATACTTACTACTTAAGAATAGTAAGCAAAGCTTCAAACTCTGCTTTTTGTCCTTCAAGCTGTGTTACAGTTTGTTGTGCTCCTTGCAAATTCAACTCTTCTGAGTATACTGTTTTAGAAGCTCCATTAATACCATCTACCCAAGCTGCAAAATTACTAGCTGTTGAGTATTTAGTATTGTTGAGAGCTTCCTTAGCTCTTGCAACTGCTTTCTCAAGTCTAGTTACATTATTCTTAGCTCTGTGAATTTCTGCTGTAAGTGCAGAGATTTGCTCTTCACAATCAATTGTAGCATCTTCTACAAATCTTTCAACACTTTCTTGTTGAATTTGTTTTTCACTCTTGTTTAATTTACCAAGAACTACAGTAATGAATGAATTTTTTGTTGTTGCTGTCATAACTTTGTTTTTTAAAAGATTTTTTTAATTTGTTTTAACTTTAATACTGAGAATAATACTTCTTTTTTACCTTCAACTTTACTTGGAGGTACATAAATACTAATAACTTTCTTTTCTAAAGGATTTCCTTTCTTCTCCTCCTTATCTCTTACTTCAGGATAAGTAACTGGTTCTTCATTAATAGTAAAGGTTTCAAGAATTTCAAAATACTCTGCAGGAATATTAGCATAATATCTATTACTTTCTGGACATACATGGCCTTTTTTATTTAAAACTCTTAATTCATAATCTCCTCCTTTTTCAGAATAACACCAAGTAATACTTCCAGCAGGAATAATATCTGGTAAACTACCCCATTCATGCTTTAATTTAATATCCTTAACTACTCTAGCAGTAAAGTAAGAAATATTTTTTGGAAATGGTAGACACTTATAAGTATTCATAAACTGTTTATCATAAGCTTCCTTAGTAGATGGTTTGAAATGAGATTTTCCCAAAGATGATTCTATATAAATTCCAGGTTTAGAAGTATTAGATAAAATTTTACCATTTTCAACTTTATAGATTTTACCTTTAGTATTATCCCAAGCTTTATGAAAATCATCTTGAATACATTCTACATACTCAGGAATAACATCTACTTTAATCTTATCTACATGACCATCAGGTAAATACTTTTGAATTTCTGATACATCTACTAAGATAGCATCAATAGTATTACACGCACCTCCCCAATTATTATATTTTTTACCACCAATAAATTCGTTACACCAATGAGGTTTTGAATATTTAACAATATAATTACTAGTCTTTGGTAATCTATACCATTTACCTACCTCATATTTAGGAGTTTCCACAGGTTTTTCTTTTTTCTTAACTAAACGAACAGCATCTGAGTAAACACCAAAAGAATTTTTACCACCAAAATAAATATTATAACCTGTATATTTATCTACTTCAGTAACAACAAATTCTAAATTTTCACTAAATCCTGCCCCTCCTGGAAAATCCCCTTTATTAAATTTAGATTTATTTTCAGATATACATTTAACTGTATCTCCTACTTCTATATCTAATATATTTTGATAATCTTCTATAACAGGAGGTGTAAAACCTTCAGGCATTAATTCCCAAGTAGTACCTATTTCTTCGACATTTGCACTCCAATCAGTAGTATTTTTTACACATTTAATATTGAAATTGGCACTTCCACTTTTAATTAAAAATAAATCTCCTTTTTTAGCTTTACCTATAGCTTGTGGCTCATTAACTAAAGCTTTAAGATATCTACCAACTAATGAGACAGGTTCTAAAGCTTCTTCTACTTTTTTCATATATGCAAAATTAATATTACTAGCTGGTAACCAAGCTCCTCCTTTTGTTAATGTACTTGATACACTAGAGTTGTCAACAGAAAAAACATAATAAGTTATACCTTTTTTTAGTACACAAGCATTAATATTGTCAGCAATAACTTGAAATGCATCTCCTACTTTCCAATCTACTTTATTAGTAATAAATAGTGCTAAATTCAGTAATGTATATAGTTTTTTATTAGTAGATTTATTAGTGGTATACCAGAAATTATTACTATCCCAAACTAAATAATTTTCACAAGTAGAGCATATTTCTATGTATTTTCTACCATTTTCTTCAAGGTATTTCTGTAAAGGATCAATATTTATACCTTCAACATCAATATAAATATTACCTTCTTTAGGAAATTCTGTTATCATACTTTTGTTATTAGATATTTAATAAACTCAATTCTTTGATTTAAGCCTTCTTCATCTCTTACCCACCAATATTCTTCATTTATAAAAGTATTACTTTCAGCAAACTGTCTATGTTTAGAGGATATTCCAAGTATGTAACCTTTAAAAGGTTTTTGTTTTTCAAAATGTTCTTTTAACTTTAGATATTCATCATAAGTAATATTATCAAGTGCTGCTAAAACTGTTATTACAGAACAAATACCTCTCCAGTATATTTCATCTATTTTATTATTTTCTAATGAAATTAATACTTCATTATATAACTCTTTTAATGATCTCTGTGTATTTACCATTATTTTACTTTTCTATAAAAATGTTCTTGAATGATTTCATATTCAGGTTTTTCAGGCTTGTTAGCTTCTGCTATTTTCTCTATCATCATAAATAAAAACAATAAAGCCATGAAAAAATTTAATATTCCACAAATTATTAATAATGTACTATTCCAATAACCTTTAAAGTTTTTGCGTTTTACTTCAAGTAATGCAACAGTACTATTACTAAAGTATACAGCAAATGCTACTAAAAATATTATTGTTGAAATTATTTTAAATGCTATCATATTTTATTTATTTTTAAATTGTTCAAACCATTTGTTAAATACTCCAATAAGTAAACCTTTTCTACCCATTGCATAAGCATCTTTTGCTATTGTTTCAACCTCTTCCTCACTATACATTCTTTCTTGTTGCCATTTAGCACCTTCAATAAATGCCTCTTGTTTATATGAATTATTTAACTCATCACGATTTGGCATAAACATCCTACCTGTATACTCAATAGGATATAAATCTTTAGCAGCTTCTTCTAATGTTTGTTGTGCCATGTTATTTGTTTTGGTTTATGTATTTCTTTAAGATATATTGCAATTTGGACATTCCATTTGTTAAACCTTCAATTATTGGAATTTGATTATCGTACATATCTAATCCATCAATGATGATTGATTCTGATTCAACACAGTCAAAACAAAATTCCATTCTTGTGTGCAAAACTCTTTTACAGCATTTACATTCTTGTGCCATGTTATTGTTTTTTAAATTGTTCAATTAATTCAACAAAATTATTCTCACCAGTCAGTTGAAAGTTTCTTCCTGTTTCAAATGCTAATTTCATATCTTCCTTATTGTATGATTTTGAAATTATATGTAGTGCAATATCTATTGCACGTTTAAATTTAGAAGATTTCCTCATTCCGCTTTGCATTTTCAATAATTCTATTGCTTCTTGTTGTGTCATTGTTTAACTTTTTTAAATGATTCAAACCATTGTATAGCAACATCTTTTTTCAAAAATGTTCTGTCATCAGAGAAGTTGATTAGTAATTTCAAAACTTCTTCATCACTATACTTATTCTTGTCTTGTGCTTGTTGCCACTTAGCACCATCAATAAATCCAGCAACTAAGTATCTTGATGTATTAAAAATGGGATTGTTTGTATTGTTTTCAAACTCCATTGATTGTTCTTCATAATGCTTTTCAGCTGCTTCTTCAAGTGTTTCTTGTTTAGCCATCATAGTAGAATTAAATATTCTTTCTTCTTTCTTTGCTGCCTCTGTGTAGGAATGGGGTTCTTGTTTAGGTTCTACTAATTCTCTTTTTCTATTCATACATCCATTTTCATCACAATAATTCATTGTGCATTTCTCATTTGGTGTTTCACAAAATGAATGTGGTTTAGGTTCTTCTTTTGGAATGGTTATTTTGTACCATCCATAACCATTTGATGTTTCAACTCCATAAGGAAATACATCTTTATCATATTTAACCTCAACCTCTTTACAACTTGGATTCTTAACAAACCATTCTAAAAACTCATCGTCAATACCTTGTACACCATCAGCAATCAAATCTTGGTCTGTTGTGAGGATGATTTTTTTATCTTCATAATAAGAATCTCCATTTTTTACTTTGTAAACTTCTTGTTGGTCAGTTACAGTATCAACTATCCCATTTAAAAAAGGTAAACACCAATCTCCTTCTTTAATTTTTTCATCACAAGTGATAAACAATTCTTTTCCTATTTTGTGTATGTTACTCATAATAAAATTCTGGTTCTCTATCATCTTCAGGTTCTTGCATAACTGCTTCACCATCTACAATCTTAAATTCAACCTCAGTTAATTTTGAAAATCTTTCCTTATCTAAAGTTTTTACAAACTCTAAATCTCTACTACACAGAGGATAGGATGAGTAGATATTACTTCCTATCCATATCTCTGCATAATATCTATCTTCTTCATGTATTACATTACCATAGTATGTCATAACTTTTAATTATTTAGAATGTAAATCAGAAGAAATTGTTGATAATCTTTCTTTACCAACAAAACCATATTGCCCTTTTCTATTGCCTTCTGTAAATTGAATTCTAACACTATTAGAGTTTTTTTTACTTTGAAACCCATCATATATTACAAACTCACTACCTCCCTTAAATCTCTTATAAATAACCTTCTCTCCTTTATTCATAAGTGTCTTGATAATATTGTTCTGATTGTTTTGTTGCTTCCATTTCCATTGAAGTTATAAGACCAATTAAATGTGCCTCTTTTATCTGTTGCTTTTCTATTTCTAATAATGAATTAGCTATTTCAATAGCAGTTAACAAACCTCCATTATGATATTTTTTAGAAAGAGATTCTAATCTTTCTATTAGTTCTTGCATTGCTGTTTGTTTCATAGTATTTTTTTAAATTAACAAATTGAACATCCCATTTTTCCTGGCCTATCAAGTCTTAATATTCCTTGCTTGCAATTAGGACATATATTCTTTCCATCATTAAATCTTATTTCATAGAAATAATCAACTCCTATAAAATCTTCTTCTATATTCATATATGTAAACTGCATAGCATCAGCTATTTGCTGCTTTTCTATTTCTTTGGCTTGTTCAAGATATGCTACTTTATCTATATTATATAAAGCTGTTCTTGGAATCATTCTTTCAAGTCTTTCATATAACCATTCTACTGCTGTTGGTATCATAATATTTTAACTGAGTCTATGTTAATCTTACCATAAGTTAAGAAATCTATTCTATTAGAAAATCTTTTATTCATAGTATCTTCTACTTTCCAACATCCTCTAAGATGTACAGGATAATGTACATATATCTCAGAGTTATAAGGATATTGTTTTAATAGATCTCTTGAGAGTGCTACTACTTTAAGTTCTCCTTTCTTAAGTTTTCTAAGATTAATTCTATATCCTGTTGCAGTAATGAGTGGGTTACCATCACACTGGCCTTGTACTGGATTATAGTATGTAGCCTTGAGTTTCTTGTAAGGAATTTCCTTAGTTTGAAGGCTATCTTTTTGAGTTTTTTGAGGTTTAGTATCTGCCTCATTTAAGAGAGTATTAAAGTATAAGAAAAATAACATTACAGCTGCTGCAGCACATAATAAGTTTACAACAATCTTAAACCAAGGTTGTTGATGTCTAAACAGGATATATAACTCTAATCCTGTAATAGTAAAGTTTAAGCCAGCTAAGGCTATTATTAATTTAAAGATTATAATCATACCACTTTTCTTTTAATTCTTGAGAGAGCTTTTTGTAGTCTTTAATAGATATTTGAAGCTCATTACAGATATCTTCTATTGATGTATCCTCACTCTTAAGTAAGAAAAACATGTATAATGGAGAACCCATTAAATATTCTTTGAAACTATTTAGATCTATACTATCATTAGAAGTTTCTTCTAATCTTTCTGGTATTGTATCTATATATTCTGGATGTTTCTTTCTAATATATTTATCAATATAGTGGTTTCTTGAGATATTATTTATCCAAGTTACTACTGCACTTTTTGTACTATCAAATAGATGTTGTTTAAGAGTAGCTTTAAGCAATACATCTTCTACAAAATCATCTAAATCTTCATCTTTAAGTTTAAACTTGTTTTTAGCAAATCTTTTAACTTCTTTTTTATACTTGTAAAATTCAAAATTCATTTGGCAAATATATAGAAAAATAAGTTAGGACAATATATCCTAACTTATTACCATTTTAAACACCAATTAATCAAAAAAAATCTTTATGTGGTTAATAAGAGAAAAGAAAATAGGAGAGAATATCCCTCCTATTTTACACTATTTATTTGTTCACAATTAACCAAAATAACATGTAGTCAAGATGAGATTCGAACTCATGATTATGCAACCTTTTCCTTAGTTGGATGTGATAGGCCACTTTCACATTACGCATTACTTGACTATTTGCTGTCTTTCCAGCTGTCAATAGTTCAGTATTTGCTTTTCAGCTAGTTGCCCACTATGGAGGCACTATAAGTAGTTCTATCTGGGTACGATCCAGAAACAATTCTTTAGAAGAGAATTATGATATCCAATTTCACCATAGAACCTTATAAATCTGTATTTTTAAAGAATACTGATTAGTATAAACTTAGTTTCTCAATGTAACTCAACTATAGATAGTATTAATTCTTCAACACTTTCCATAGTCTTATTAAGGACTGTTAAATCCCATTTCCATAGAACTTTAAACAAAGAAAGAATTACAATAGGTAAACAATACACATATATGAGTATTGCTACTATGAATTTAAATACCTCTTTCATATTAGTTATGTTTATTAACCCTAATTCTCTCTGCTTCTAACATTTCCTCAAGAGCTTGTTCTACAATCTCTATTGGAAATTTCTTAATGGCATTAATTACATTAGTATTAACATTTTCTTGTTTAGTAAGGATACCCCTACTAACAAGAACTTCATTGCAAACTTGCAATTTTTCTTGAAAAAGAGCAACAGATGCTCTTTTTTCCTCTAATCTCTTGTGAATTTCTGGCAAGATAATACTTGTCAGTTTCTTATTTGGCATTGTGGAGATAAGCTCCATTGAGCCATCTTTGTGCTTCCAGAGATGTTTCTCTGAGAATTGTACAGTACTTGAGTTATCTTTGATTTTCATGATACTAGAATTTTAACAGTTTTAGAAATGTTTGTAAATTTTAAATTATGCAATGGTCCTTTCATAAGAAAGGTTGTTTTATTACCAAATACAGTAGAACTATTAATTCTACCATTAAATGGTTTATAGTCTTTTTTTGGATAACTACTAAATGATAATTTAATACCACTTGTAGTAATTTTAAATCTGTAATAACATACAGATGGTAACCTCTTAAGTGCATGACTATTAAAATAGGCTTGTCCTTTAAAAGGTAAAAAGGTTAATGTAGATTCATTCTTAACAAATCTACTAGCTTTCCATTCTTCTATTAATTCCATAAATAAGATAAATTAAATAGGAGGAGATTTCTCTCCCCCTATAATGTAAATTAGTTACCTATTGCAACTGGATCTGCATCTACTACAGGTTGTTTTAAACTTTCAAGATTAATCTTTGCAAGTTCTCCTATAGAAGATTCTACAATCTCTTGACCTCTGCTTTTAAAGGCAGATTTAACAGTACTCTCATAAGAAGGAGAATCTGTATTACCAAATACTACAGTTTTGTAAGTATCTACAGTTCTAACTGTACCATCTGCAGAAGTAATGTTATATTCTTTAACATTTCTTTGCTCAATAGAACCTTCAAAGATACCACCAGCAGCTGGATTCTTTGGATTAAAGATTGGATCTGCCCAACCTAAATCCATTCTTTCCAAATAGTTATTCTCATAACAATTAACAGCAGTACTAATACACTGAGCAGTTGGTTTTTGTACAAGACCCCAAGGAGTCTCCATAAATCCTGCTTCTGTAAATGTAACAGTTTTATACTTACGAGTATTTTTGTCTGTTTTTACTGGTGATTCTGCTGTTTTGATAAGAAATTTTGACATGATTTTAATTGTTTTTTACTTGTTTTTTAACATTTTAATAAATATTGAAGTTGTTTTAAATATTGAATTTTAAAGAGCTTGTACCTCAAGTTGTGCATCTATTGCATCAGGATGAGGAATTCTAAACCTGTTAACTTTATATCCACCATAAGGTGGAGTTACATCTATTTCTTGGAGTATAAAATACTCCTCATGTGTTAATTTATTAACACCTACTCTAAGGACAGTATATTCCTGTCCTTCAACAAGCCAAGAGGAAGTTGGTACTTCCTCTGGCCTACAACTAGCATCTATACAAATAACTTTCATCATTTGATAGTCAGATAAGTATTCTCATCTTGCTTTCCAATGATTACTTTCAAAGACATACTATCCCATTCAGGAGAGTACTTCAAAATATCCTTTACTAACTCAAAGGATACTTGTTTTGTGTTTTTAATTTGTTTTTTTTTCATAATCTACCACCATTAATGTCAATAATACTTGCAAGTGTGTTGTAAATAATAGTTTCTTTGTTTTGTACAAAATGAGCTTCGTTTACAAGTTTTTGCACTTTGTGTGCAAATAGAAGTTTGTTTAAAGAAGATATAGCAATAGCAGCTTCATCTAAATTACTTGTAAAGTAATTAAAGTTGATTTTGCTAACACTATTTTTCATACTAATAGTATGTTTCATCTTCCAGAACTCATCATTAATGACTTGTTCTAAAATAATTGGACTGCTATTAATAGTTATATTAATAGCACAAACAGGATTACCATTAATTATAATGGTTTCTATTCCAAAGGTTCTTATTTTCATTTCTTTGGTATTTTAAAATAAAGTGTAAAGTTAGGAACTTTTAAATATGCTATTACTAACACAACAGGTCCTGATAATACAAAAATAGGATTTAAAATTTGTTTTAAAGTCTCATTAGTTGTAGTTAATCTTATATCTTCATTATATTGAAGATACCAGTGTTTAATATAACCATAATAAGCTCCCATAACTCCTAATACTCCCATTAGTAGCCATATGACAATAAAAATTGTTGTCATTTTACTTTCTCTTTTTGATAAATTGTTTGAATCATTTCATCAGTAAGATATAACCAGTTTGTAGCTGGATAGTGTCTACGCTGATATAATTGTTTGGTGTAAGATCCTAGACCTTTCCACCATTCTTGTGCAGTTTGTTTTTCTTTCATTTGATTTAATTGTAAATTATTAGCACCCTCTTATCTTAGTTATAAGAGTAGGGTCACGTAGCAATGGAGCGTGCTGCTATACCATGTTATCCGCTTTACTACTTGCTGAGAACTTCTCATAGTATATAGGGACATATCTCATACATTCCCATCTATGGATTATATTACTATAATCTTCTAATTAAAGTTGGTAGATTTCAACTTATATCTTGGTAAATCTTGTTTGATATAACCCTTCATAATCAGGGATGTCTTTCCAATTTTCCATATTGAATTGTTTTTAAAATTAAATATTCCACCCCATATTTCTATGGGGTAAATATTGAGAACTCATTTGTGTTGTGATAAGCAAATCTAGTTAACTTAATTTATCACTTTGACCTTACATTCCTTTCTCAAGGGAACAACACAATTTATGTTACCATAAATATCCAATTTTTAAAGTGGCTTTCGATGTTCAGTCCACTATCCTTAAAAAATCACTTGTCTATATCTAGTAGAATGCTCAACATGCTGTACTTTGCATCTTTACAATAAACACAACTGCTAGTACAGTTTAATAACTGGAATGTTAATTCGTTAATGTCCTTTTATATAGTTTTTATTTATAATTATTACTATATGTTCACATATAACACACTGTTAATTCAGTGCTACTGATTATTTGTTTATCTTCAAGCAAGTGATTTTTATATCTTAATCTTTTAGTTGTGCTAATGCACACAACCCTAAGAATCCTGTTATTATTACAAATGTTACCATATGTTTGTTGTTTAAAAGTTTAAAATAAACAATTAAGTGTGCTATCTTATAAGAACAGTTTAAACTATGTTCTTAAAGTCTATCATCACACTAATTTCTTCTTAATTGTTATATTTACTCAGTACTTCTTCTATCTTAGCAGCCTACAATATTACTGAATTAGGATAGTTCTAACCTGAGTAATTAGAAAGAAGTTATTATTGGTATAAACTAAATTTATTTAATGGAATTAATATAAGATCCCATTGTCTTACCACATTTGTGACCTCTTGATGAGGACTTTTTATTAGGATTTTTCTGTGGTATATATCCTGTAGTTGTACAACTAGTAATAAATACTAGTAATAACAATTTAATCGCAATCTTCTTCATATTCATACTCAGCAATTTCTGCTTCTTTGAACTTATTAGTAATACTGCAATTAGTTTTAACTGCAATAGGAGCATTTCTTAATTGTGCTTCATAATACTCAATAATTTGAGATACACAAGCACTTGGGATGATAGAACCATCAAGGAGGTTAGTAAACCTCCTGATGGTAGCTTGTTTTGCATTACTCATATATCTTTTTTAAAAAGAGTGTTTTTGTAATGACCAAACATTTCTTCAATCAAGTATAAATATCTTTTCTCAAACAACTCAAAGTTGTTTTCAGAAATAGCTTCATTCATATCTAAGATAGCTCTTTCTTTTTTCACCTCAGAAAAATCTGTCTCATCTATAAGAAATTGAATCTCATCATGATTGACAAGTTCTGTCCAGTTAGGAAGAGGTTGCAACTTAATGCCCTTTATTATATCAAGCATTGTAAGAGTTTTTTGTTCCTTCAATCTAGATAGAATGGTTCTTTCCATTTCTTCCTTTCTTTCTTTTAACTCTTTGACAAGACCATATCTTATGATATTTTTCTCAAATGTTCCATATTTTTTGGACCATAAAAGAAACTTTTCTACATTATAATAGAAACTTTTAGTATCAAAATGAGCTTTAAAGAAAGAAAGATCTCCTCCAGTAAATAAGAATACATGTTTATGTTCAGAGAAATCATAAATTGCTGGCTCATATTGTCTAGGATGAGTCACACTTGTAGAAATAAATACTACATCATAAGATGCAATATCTTTCTCTTTCATAAAGATTTCAACTTCATCTATTGTAGAATAAAATTCTATTTCTTCTTGAAAGTTATAATCTTTCAATCTTACTTTTAGGTACTCTTCCTTACTTTTTGTTTCTGGATAGAATTGAGGATTTTTGTTTACGATAGCTACTTTCATGTTTTTGTTTTTTTAATTGGTTTTAATTTGTTTGTGAAACATAAAGATTAGTAGCAAGAGTTTAACTTGCATTATGTAGACACCGTGAGCATACTTATAGCTCTAAAGGTTCTTTTTTATTGTCTACTTAAACACCAGTATAAATACTGGTGAATATACATTCAGGTATATCAGCCTATAACATTTCGCCTAGTTTGTCCAAACTGCCAGTAGCTTACTGGATAGTGATTGAGTCTTTTATACTGGGTAATTGACTAACCCCAGTTTATTAAAATATAATGTAATAAGACCTCATCTTCTGTTATCTTACATTCTATTAACCTTGTTTGTCAGGTTAAGACTAGTGTGCACCTAGTTACATTATATTTAATTTGCCCCTCTGCACTCAGTTGTAACTAATAAATTCACCTTTAGACACTGTGTATCATCTGGGTTTTATTATTAATCTACTCAGTTATTCAACTCCTCAAAACTACAATCTAATGAGTAAGTGAGATTATTACAACTGCTCACCCTTGGGAAGTGAGATTGGTGCATTAATAAATGGAAGCTTATAGGTTTACCAACCTTTTGTTAGATATTCATATAAGATTTAATCCAATCTGAAATACCTTTAGCACATGATTCTATTGAATCAAAAGATTTAAATCCTTCTTCATAAGCATCTTTAGATACTCCATGAAATGTGTGTTCTCCTAAATAAAAACCTATTTCATTTGTACGTCTGCGTTCACAAACATAAAATGTTATTGATTTTTTGTTAGCAACTTGAGGAATCCAAATAGTAATACCTTGTTCTCTACAATTTTGTAGAGCTTCAATATAATACCATTCTTTTTCTTCTTTATCAACTTTATAGACACTGTCTATTATTTTAGCACTAAATAATTTAGATGCTGATACTGATGTAGGTAATAGTTTTTCTACTAATTTACCTATTTCTAATGCTTGTACAAAACCTTTATTCCACATATTCAATTTTTGGTTTACCACTCTGCTTTTGCACGATAGTGCTTTAAGGACTTGTGACCTTTATAGACATACAACAAGTATGAATATAGTAGCATTAATAAAAAGGAATACAGATATTACTACCTGTATTCCTGTAACTTATCCTACAAACTTAACTCTACAGGTATAAAAACCCATAGAATAAGATAAAGCATAAATTCTGTGTTTTGAAGTAAGACCAACAGAAAATCTTTTCCACTGGTCTTTAGATAAAATTAAGTTATGCATAAATGTTTTGAGACTCTAACATTCTTACTTCAGCTTCTGTTGGAACATATGGTAGTTCCATCCAATCTTTAAAACTTGTAGAACTCTGTTGAGTTTTATATTCTCCTGTTGGAATATGATACCATACAGTATCAGTACCAGAAGATACTTTCATAGACTCAAAGTTGTCCATGTTAATATCTTTTTTTTCAGTACCTTTAGGAAAATAGGCTCCTTTAGTACTTTCTTCTTGATAAGAATACACTAGAGTGTTTGTCCATTTATCATAGGAAATAAAGGTGCAAACACCTCTATTCTTATGTTGAACTCTAGTATGTGAACCAATATTAGGTTCAACATATATGCCACACATTATCTCTGTTGCAATCTCAGGATTAGGAGTTGCAGAGATGATTTCCATTAAGCTGTTGATGTCAACAGTAGGAAATTTCATTTTCAGTAATTCTTGAATAATTTTCACTTTTTTATTGGTTTGTGTTTTTATGGAATCTGCCATCATCAGTACAAGTAGATTAATTCTTGTAGACTAGGTGCTGTTACACACCTAGTTTCGGCTTTAATAGTTTAATGTCATATCAGGACTTGTGTGCAACTTTCATTGTTTAGTTGCACTAGTTGTGGCCAAGGATTACTGCCCCAGCACAATAGAAGGAGAACATAAAAAAAGGTTTTCTGTTTCGGCATCAATTAGCCATCATCAGTGCAAGAGATTACTTGCAGACAGAAAGGGGAATTTCACCCCTTAGATTCTAACTCTTTAGCATATTCTTTTTCTTCTTCGAGAATTTCATCTATTCTATTACCTATAATAAAGTAAATAGAAGACATATCTTCTTTAGTAAGAATACCTCCATAATTGTTTTTTATTAACTTGAACAATTCAAGTAATTTTTCTGTAGCTGGTTGCATGATTAACTGTGAATAAAAAGATTTGGCTATAATAAAACTTGAAACAACACACAAGGAATAGCTGATACTTGTATGATGAGTGATAAGAGATTATAGTGATTATCAACCACTTATGAAAAGAAAAGGTTAAGTTAAGGAGATATACTCCCTAACCCAACCCTATCCTACTGGCGAAGCCAGCCTATACATCAGACAGAGCAATGCCAAACTTAGGCATGATGCTCAAACCCTGTACTGTCTCTCCCATCTTGTTGACATAAGGTTTCTTGATAACCTCTATATCACCCTTGATGGTAAGTTTACCATCAGTGGCAGTCAACGCTCCCTCCTCCTCAAAGTAGAGAGTACTAACCTGTAGAACACGCCCTGCATGAGCTACAGTGTATGCTGTACCTTTCTTACCTTCATGTTCAAAATCAGTAAATTTTATGATGCGGAAGTTCATTGTAAACAAGCTGGTTAATTCAAAGGGAACACCCCATCCCAGCATCATTATGAGAATGGGGGACTTTTGTTGGGGCTATCAACCCAACTTACATTTTAAAAAAATTATAAAAAATTATAAAAAAAATACCTCTTGGGTAAGACTCAAAAGGTATCTATGATAAAAAAAAACAAAAATTGAAAATACGAAATAAAAATTTCCTATTGCTAGGGGGTCTTATTTGTACAATGCAAATATATAAAAAATTTTATAAGAAATAAAAAAATTAAAATTTGTAAAATGTACTTTACAAACTAAGCATCTTAAGAAGAGTCTTAAACTCCTCCTCAGTATCTATCTTCCCCTCAAATACAAGCCTATTAGCTTTGTATATACTAAACTCATTATCTACATCCTCATACTTCTTATGATAATAAGCTTTAAGAGTAATACCAGTCTCAAATAAAAACTCATCATCTAAATAAGTAAATATCTTGTAATCAGCATTATAAACTATTTCTCCTTTACCAAAAGGAGAATTAGGATCAAACATTATTGACCATCCAGTTTTAGTAATTGAGGATACTTCTTTAAAATTATTCTCAGTTATTATATCTATTATTTTTTTTCTCATAAGTATTAAAAAAATAAAGGTAGTAACTTAGCTACTACCCCTGATTGCATATGCTATACAATGCCTCTTAAATTCTAATTAATTGAGGTAAGTTATCTTACCTATAATATACCCAATACATCCTTAAAGATGTATGTAATTACTTTAAGTAATTATACGAAAAATTTCTGACATTATAACTTCTTTTTAATCTACTTCTAATGTATCTCCCTCATTATCAATAAGAAGATAAGATAAATTTTTTATATTATTATCTTTTATTAATTCCCCCTTAATATTAACAAGACCTGAGGTTACAACTACATTAACCATAGCCCTCTCTTCAGGCAACTTACTTAATAGCTCAACATACTGAGATATTAATTTTTTTAATACTGTATTACTCATATTTTTTTTATCTTCCTTGTCCTGCATAAGGTTTCTTATACTTCTTGCTTCCCTTATTTAAACTATCCTTCTTAGCATGTCTACCAAGAGAAGTCTTAGGTTTGCTCTTGAAGGTATTCTCCGTTACTTTGTTCTTTGCCATAATTATCTAGTAGTTCTTTAATTCTTTGCATTGCTTGTTGAGTACCCTCTTCTCCCTTAATACTATCTAAGAAAGCTTTATTCTTCTTTAGGAAAAGAGCATATTCCTTCTTTCTTTCTTTTTCTAATTTTCTTCTATATTGTCTATTCATAAAATTTATTCTCTTATATTTGCAAATATAAATACAAATATTTATGAAACAAATAAAATTAAAATTACTAGTATTTGAGGATTCTCTTAAAGATTCTAAAGGTAAAGCTATTACACATGATATTGCTGATATGCTAAGAGAAGCTGGAGAAGATGTTGTTGAGGGTGAAAGCCTATCTTATAAAGATATAATCTTTGCATTTAATACCTTACCTCCATTTATTCTTATAGGAGACCAAACATCTCCTCTAATTAATCATAAGTTTACTATTATGCAAGGCTTAACTGAGGATATTATGTTTAATTTCTTAGAAACTCCTGAGGAAATAATGCATCTTATTAATGATGCTGAAGATAAACAACTTAATAAAGAACTTAATTCCTTTCAACTAGAAATCCCCTTTACTAATGGAAAAACAGAGACTAATAGCAGTGAGGGGTGATACCTATCACAACTATATGAAGGTAATGTCTCTTAATTTTAACCTTACTGAGACAGAAATAAAGGTTGCTGCAGAATTACTTAGAGAGTATGAAAGCTTTCAAGAACAAAGTACACCTCAAATTGCTTGGGAACTACTTAACTCTTCTAAGACTAACAAGAGAATTAAGGATAAACTCTCTTTAAAGGATGCTTCTTATAATAATATTAAGACTTCTTTGAAGAAGAAAGGACTCCTTACTACTTCTGGCTTTAAAAATGGTATATACTTAGCAGATATTAAGTTTATCTTCAGTGAAACTTAACCTTATTATTAAGGAAGTTGCTGATAATCTACAACTTCCGTACAAGGATGTTAATACTGTCATTAAATATACCTTCTTAGCTGTTGCTAAACAGATGAGAGATAGAAGTCCTAAGATAACTATAAGGTATATTGGTACTTTTATTAGAAAATTAGGTAAAAGAGAGACTTATAAGAAATATATAGAACTAAAGAATGAAAATAATAGAGATAAATAGTGCTACTGTAACCTTACATGAGGGATGCCTCTTAGTTCCGGAGTTTAAAGCACTACATGAGAAGTATAAGAAAGATAATGGTATACAAGCTTTTAAGTATGTGTACTTATTTGCTGATTATAACTCTCCTTATAGAGCTTATGATGAGGAACAGAAGATAGCAGCTCTTAATAAGGACTTAAATTTGACTCTAACAGATGAACTTAAGGCTGCTATTGAGAAATATAAGGACTTAAGCTATTCTTTTAACATGAGGTATCTACAAGATGCCATTCATGCTGCCAATCAGACTAGAGCTTACTTTAGAAATGTAGATTATACACTCTTAGACGCTAAAGGTAATCCTGTTTATAGAGTTAAGGAGGTTACTGATGCACTAAAGAATACTTTGCAAGTAATAACTACACTAGAGGGACTTAAAGAGAAGGTAGAATCTGAGAATGTAGCACAGAATAAGGTTAGAGCAGGAGCAAAGATTAACAAATGGGAACAATAAGAAATACTAATGGTATATGGGTAAACACTGAACCTTTTAGAGAGGCTGGTAATCAATTTATTACTACTGGTAGGTATACTGATGCTCTTCCTGGGACACTAGAATTTGATAGGTTTTGGGATCAAGAATTTACTAGGTGTATAGAAGGGTATGAAGTCTCTGGTGCTAAGATTACTGGTAAACATTACTTCTATTTGAACTATTGTCTCATTAATAAAGTAAACTTGACTGATGATAACAGAGGTAAAAGAAAGGTATCTAAGGGATTCCTTCTTCCTGACTTTTGGGATGGTGATTATGAGTACTTCTGGTTTTTAGAGATTGCAGAGAATGGTATAGATCCACTACTTCTTCCCAAATTACACTTGAATAATAAAGTCTTATGGACAGAGGGGGGAAAATCTATGATAGTAGGTAAAGCAAGAAGAAGAGGTTTTTCTTATAAGAATGCTGCTACTATTGCATGGGAATATACCTTTGTTAAGAAGAGTTTAACCCTAGTTGCTGCTTATGATAAGAAATATCTATTCTCAGAGATTGGTATCTTTACTAAGGTTATGGATATGCTTAACCACTTAAATACTAATTGTCCTGCTTTTAAGAGAAGTAGGCTTGTTAATAAAGTAGCTGATGGTAGAATTAAGAGTGGTTATATTGAGTATACTGATGATGGTACAGAGTTAGCTAAAGGTCATCAAAGTGCTATTACTTGTGTATCCTTTATGAATAATCCTGATGCTGCAAGGGGAGCTGATGCTAACAAGATTATTGTAGAAGAAGCTGGTACTTTCATTAATTGGAATGAGAGTTACTATGCTATGGAACCTTCTATTAAGGCAGGGGATTATTATACTGGTATGATGATTATCTTTGGTACTGGTGGTGATATGGAAGCAGGTACTATTGACTTTGCTGAGATGTATTATAATCCTGATAATTATAATATGATGCCCTTTGAGAATGTATGGGATGAGGATGGTTTAAGAGATAAGAGTGCAGGATTCTTTTTTCCTATGTATCAAAATTATGAAGGGGCTTATGATAAGAATGGTAACTCTGATATACCTAAAGCTAAGGAACTCTTATCTAAACTTAGAGAGAATAAGAAAGCTAAAGCAAAGAGCCCTGATGAGTATCTTAGACATACTACTGAGTATGCTTGGTCACCATCTGAAGCTTTCCAAATTATCTCTAATAATGTATTTCCTACAGAAGACTTGAGAAGACAACTTGGACTTTGTATGACTAAGGATGAGTATAAAGGTATCTGTGGTAAGATGGCTTATGATAGTAATGGCAACCCAGAATTTGTTCCAGACCTATCACTTAGACCTTTAGAGTATAGAGATAAAACCTTAGATAAGAGTGGTTGTATACAGATATGGGAAAAACCAACTGCAGGTGTGTCGTACAACTTATATACTGGAGGACTAGATCCATATGCTACTGATGAAGCTAATTACTCAGACTCTCTTGGCTCACTATTTATCTTTAAAAGATATGCTATTGGTGAAGAGACTCATGATTTACCAGTTGCTGAGTATACAGGTAGACCACAGAACTTTAAAGAGTTTTATGATCAATGTATCTTACTAATAGAGTATTATAACGCAAGTTGTCTATATGAAAATAACATCAACAATTTCAAAACTCACTGTGAGAATAAACATAAGCTGCATTTATTATCCAGAACACCTAGCGTTGTCAAGGCTGCATCTAACCAACACACAAATACCTATGGCATCAGAGTTGTCGGGAATTCATATTCCTCTGTTAAGAATGAACTTATCACTTATGTAAATAACTGGTTAAGAGAGGAGTATGAAGATGGTAAGAGTAATGTTTATAAGATAAAAAGTATAGGACTTCTACAAGAACTTATTACTTATAATAGTAGAGGCAACTTTGATAGATTTATATCCTTCTCTCTATCACTTATTAGAAGTATTGAGTTGACTAAAATACAACCTGCTTTTAAAGACTCGTATAAGAGGAATGGTAGGGATTTCTTCTCATCCAAATTATTTAGTAACTAATGATTCCACCTCTCCCCGAACAGAGAGTCCCTCAGGGGACTAAAGACAGCTTAGATTGGCAAAAGAAATGTATTATAGCACTTGTAGGTAGAGCATACTCAAATCTTTCTGGAAGTAGATCTTCTAGAGAAGCTAAACAAATTAACTATGACCTCTTTAATTCAATTGTTAATATTGAAGATTTTTCTTATGTTACTAAGCCTTATGGTGTTGATATACATGATAGTATTGGTAACCTTCCTGCTAATTTCCAAGATTACAATATTGTTAGGAGCTCAGTTTTACAACTGGTTGGTGAAGAACTTAAGAGACCCTTTACATACAAAGTGGTCTCTACTGCAGGAGAAGGTTTTAATCAATATCTTAATGAAAAGAAGGAGGCATTAGAGTACTCTTATCTTGCAATACTTAAGAATGCTCTTGGAGAGAAAACTGAAGCAGAAACACCTGAGGAAGTAGAAAAATACTTTACTAATACTTATACTAATAATGTAGAGATAACTGCTAATAAACTATTACAACATCTTGAGAAGGCTCTTAAACTTAAGAATCACTTTGTTAGAGGTTTTCAAAATGCACTTACTTGTGCAGAAGAAGTATACTACGCAGGTATCTTTAATAATGAACCTACCTTAATTCCTTGGAATCCTATTCACTTTGAGTGTGATAAAAATCAAGACTCATTATTTATTGAGGATTGTGATTGGGCAGTAGGTAGAATGTGGTTAGATAGAGGACAGATACTTGACTGGTTTGGAGATAGATTGACAGATAAAGATAAGGAAAACTTAAGGTCTGCTGAGATCTTTAATGCTACAGCTTCTTATGGTCAATCTCCAGAAGTTATTACAACAACATATCCACATTATAACTATACTGGTACTAAGATTCTTATGCAACTTGTTACTTGGAAAAGTGAGAAGAAGATTGGAACTGCAACTTACCTTGATCAAAATGGACAGGAACAAAAGAAAGTTGTTGATGAAAGTTTTAAAATTCCTGCAGAACTTAAGGGGGAAATTACAGTTGAGTGGAACTGGATACCTAGAACATGGATTGGAGTACAAATTGGACCAACTATCTTTTTTGCTTATGAAAGCCCCTATCAATTTAATACAGTAGATAATCCTTACAAGTGCAAACTTCCCTTTATTGGTAGAATCTTTAATAACATTAATAGTAAGCCTACATCTCTTGTAGATCTTATTAAACCCTATCAATACCTCTACAACATTATCTGGTACAGATTAGAGTTAGAGTTTGCTAAGGCAAAGGGTAAGAAGTTTGTAATGGATATTGCTCAAATTCCTAAGAGTAAGGGATGGACAGTAGAGCAGTGGATGTATTACTTTGATACTCTGGGTATTGCATTTGTAAACTCAGCAGAAGAAGGTAGAGAAGGAGATCCAAGCTCTGTATCCAAGTTCAATCAGTTTACTGGGATAGATATGACTCTTAGTAACTCAATTAATGGATATTTCTCAATGCTTAATAAAATTGAGGAAGCAGTAGAAAATATTACTGGTATTTCCAGACAAAGAAAAGGACAAATTAATTCCTCTGAGACAGTAGGAGGTGTAGAAAGATCTGTAGTACAGAGTAATGCCTTAACTGAGATATACTTTCATGAGCACTCTATGGTTAAGGAGAAGGTACTTGAACATCTTCTTGAAATAGCTAAAATAGCTTATGCTACTAATGAACAAGGTAAACTTGTCTTTGATGAGTTTACTAGAACAGTCTTAAATACTAAATCTCTCTTAAATACAGATTTTGGTTTATATGTATCTGATAGTATTAAAGATAACTCTGTTCTTGAACAACTTAAAGGGCTTGCTAAAGAAGGTATATCTTCTGGTACTTTACAGTTCTCTAACTTTGTTACTCTCCTTAAATCTAACTCTATTGCTGAAGTAGAATCCTCTATTAAAGCTTCTGAGGAAAGAAAGATGAAGATGCAAGAACAGCAGTCTCAAATCCAGCAACAGCAAATTGAGAGCAATGAAAGAATTGCTAGAGAAAAAATGGATAGAGAAGAAAACCAAAAACAACTTGATAGAGAAGCTAGACTTAGAGAAGCTGAGATTAGAGCACTTGGTAATGTTGGTATGAGTAATCCTGATGTTAATCAAAATGCTATTCCTGATGTAATGGAAGCTACTAAACTCTCACTTCAACAATCTAAACAACAATTTGATCAAGTTGAAAAGCAACAAAAACTTGAGATAGAAAAAACTAAAATGCAAACTCAACAAGAAATGCAGTCTAGAGAGAATGCTCAACAAGATAGAGTTCATGCTGATAATATGAGACTTGAACAACAAAAACTTGCACTTAAGAAAGAAGAGATAGCTGTTAAGAAGAAAGCACTTAAGTATAAGCCTAAAAGTAAATAACGTATAAAATTAAAAACATAAAAATATGCCTAATGTAGTAAAAGAAGATAAAGTAGTTGAGGTAGTAGAAACTGTAACTCCTGTAGTAGAAGAAGTAGTAGTACCTGTAGTAGAAACTCCTGTAGAAGTTAAACCTTCTATTAATAAAGAAGAAATTGTATCTAAACTTGCAGAACTTGCTAGTATCTTTAGAACTTTATATGGAGAACAATTGAATCCTGTATTTGCAGAAATTCACAAATCTCTCTCTAATGCACAATATAAAATTATGCAAAACCTTTAATAAGAATGGCTAAAGTAAAGAAATATCAATGGGGTACATTTTCAGCTTCTGGGGCTAGTCCTCAGATGGTTAATCCTGGAAATGCTGCTCTTAAACAATATACAACTACTTCCTCAAGTAGTATTCCTACTAGTGGTGATATTTCTCAAGTTGCTTATACAAAAGATACAGTAAAAGGGCCTTCTTTTAAAGATAAAGCAGGAGCTTTTATGGGAAACTATGGAGGAGCAATTACTAAAGCTGCTGGTTCTTTAATGCCTTTACTTATGAAAAAACCTGATCCTAATGCTAAACCTTATAAGAAAGGTAGCAAACTAATTAAATATCAAGCTGGTACAAATAATGCTGCTACAGATAATCCTGAAGATTTAAATGCATATTTTGGTAGAATTTTAGGTAAAAATAAAACTGTACAATCAAGTAATGAACCTCAAGGAGAAGTAGGGCCTACTAGAAAAGAAGCTGCTGATCTTATGAGGACTTATAATAAAGCTAATAAAAATAATCCTAAAGTTATAGGTAAAGTAGATGAAGAAGAAATTACTAAAAGAGAAAAAGAATTAAAAAATTTAACAACTTCTAATAAAACTAAACTTCCTATTACTTATAGTAAAGATACATTTGCAGGGCCTTCTAAAGAAGAATTAGAAACAGATAGAAATAAAGAAATTTCTGAAAATGCTGAGAGAGCTAGAAAAACTTATGAAACTAGATTAGATGCAGAAGCAGCTAGAACTCAATATGAAAAAGAACAAGCTATAGAAGGTGAAAAAAATATGGTTGGTCCTTCAAGAGAGGATCTAATTAAATATAAAAAAGATGCTGAAGCAACTGAGGCTGCTATTAAATCAGGAATTCCATCTTCATTAACAGCACCTACTTTTACTAAAGAATCTGTTCAAAGAGCTATAGAAAGACAAGCAGGAGGTCCAGTATCTACTGAAAAGAATCCTATTCTTTATAAAGAACCTGTAAAAGAAAAAAATCCTTATATCTCTTTTAAACAAATGTCTGCTGCTGATCAAAAAGCTTATAGAGCAGGTATGGCATCAGGTAAAGCTTTTGAAGTAGGTGGTAGAAAATATGCAGCAGCTACTCCAGAAGAGATAGCATTTTCTAAAAGAATGGAAGTTAAAAGTAATAGAAGTACTAAACCTGATACTTATTATAAAGATGTTTATAATTCAAGAAAAGGTACAGTAGGTAAAAACTTTGGAACAACTAAAACCCCTTTTACAGGGGCTAGAGAAACTGTTGTTACTTCTAAAAAAGAAGAAATAAAACCAAAAAATAATAAACAAGTTAATACTAATACTCAAGAAAGTTCTAATAATAAAACTACAGTATCTGAATTTAATTTAAAAGCTATTATGGCTAAGAAAAAAGAATTAGCAAATTTAAGATCTAGTGTTCCAGGATTTGGACCATTTAGATCTTCTTCTAATTCTAAACTAGTAGAGGATATAGATAATATTAATAGACAACTATATAAAATATCTCAAAAACAATCTGCTTTTGAAAGAAATAAAACAAGGGGTTTAGGAGATGCACAAGCATTAAAAGAAGCTAAAGCTAGAGAACTAGAATTTAAAAATTTAACTAAAAATTTAAAATTTAAATAAAACTCTAATAAATAATATTAGAGAGTATAATAAACAACGTATAACAATTTAAAATTAGAACAACATGTTTGGAGACTTTGTAGAAGAAGAACTAGAAAACAAAAAACCTATACTTGAAGAGACAGGTGTAGAGGAGGAAGAAACCTTTGATGAAGATTCTCAAGAAGAGGATTCTTATAAAGAGGATAGTGGGGAAGAGATTAGTGATGAAGATAAAACTCCTTATCAGATTCTCATGGAGGATCTAGTAGAGAAAGGAGTTTTGTTTGCAAATGAGGACAAGGAGTATGATGCTACTGAAAATGGTATTGAAGAACTCCTTGAAGATACTGTAAATGCAAGAGTTAGTTCTCTCTTTCAAGAGAATGAGCAACTTGCAATGCTATATGATGTAGTACAGAATGGAGGTTCAATCCAAGATGTAATGCAAATTTATGGTGAAGTAAATTACAGTGAGTTAGATATGTCTGATGAAGGTACTCAAGAGCAAGTAGTAATTGATTACTATACTGCTAAAGGTATTTCAGAAGCTAGAATTGCTCGTCTTATTGATAGTTCTAAAGATGATGGAACTTTTGGTAATGAGGTTCAAGAAGCATATACTGCTCTTGTAAACTCTCAAAAAGCTCAAATGCAAGAATATCTTAGTTCTTTGGAACAAAATAAAATTGATGAGCAAGAGGCTGCTAGAGAACAAATGGTAACTCTTAGACAAACCATCAATAATATTGAAGAGATTCAAGGATTTAAGATGGATAAAAGAACTAAAGATGATTTCTTTAACTACATGACACAACCAACTAGAAATGGTATGACTAGGTTACAGGAAGATGCTCAAGATTATGAGAAACAATTGGTAATGGCCTTTATGTACTACACTAACTTTAATAGTGAAGATATGCAAAGAAGAGCTACTACTAATATTTCTGATAAACTCTCTAAAGCTTTGAAGTCTCAGAAGGATAGTAATATTCGTTCTGGTTCCTCAGGCAGTAAGAGAAATAGTAATATTGATGACTTTGAAGACATCATAATTTAAAAAAAACGTAAAACCTTTAAAAAAATAAATAAATAAAATGGATGTTAATGTAAATTCCAGTAATCTCCCTAGACTGATTGATGCTAGGGCGGTCTCAGGTGCGCTTACTGACAGTAATAAACTAGATCAGTTGTTACTGCGTAAACCTTTCCAATTTGGACAGGTAGTGTCTTACCTTCTTGGTAAACAATATGGTCACTCTCTACAGTGCTTGACTGAAGCTCTTGGTAGAATTGAGGAGAAAGAAATTGATAGCAATATCTATCAGTGGGATGTAGCATATATGAATGATAGAACTATCAAGATTACTGCTGGTCCTTCTTCTACTGTTGCTAACCAAGGTCTTAACTGTACTCCTGTACAATTGACTCTTGAGGAAAAATGGTTCTCTGGTATTGATAAAGTAAGAACTGATACAGGAGCTCTTGTAAACATTATTGCTGATCCTATCCAAACTGGTAATGGTTGGTTGTATACTTTCCAATTCTCTGATCCTGCTCAATACTTTGATCCTAATGATATTACAGTAGGTGCTAAATTAAGTAGGGCTTATTCTCCAGTATCTGAGATGTCAGATAGAGGTGGATGGGTAGACTTCTTCTCTCCTGCTAAGTTTGAGAACTACTTCACTACTCACAGAATTGAGCATGCCATCTCTGCTGAGGCTATGAAACAAAAGATTGCTATTGAGTTGACTAAATCTGATGGAAGTAAGACTTTCTCTTGGATTGAGAAAGCTAAATGGGAAGCTATGGCTCAACTCTTGAAAAGAGAAGAGATTGCACTTATGTATGGTACTATGTCTAAAGGTAATGTTCTTGGACCTAATGGTAGACCAATCATTGAAGGTGCTGGTCTGCGTCAGCAAATCTCTAACAGAAACAAACAAACTTACAACAGACTTTCTTATGATATGTTGCAAGACTACTTAATGAACCTTTCTTGGATTGCCAATGGTCAATCTGGTGGTGACTTTAAGTTTGTTATGATGACTGGTAGACAAGGTATGATTGAATTTGATAGAGCAATTCAAGAGAAAGTAAGAAACCTCTCTATCAAAGTTTATGAAGGTGGACAGTTTGTATCAGGTTCTGGAATGAATATGAGCTTTGGTTCTCAGTTCAAGACTTGTATGTTCCCTAATGGTCTGGAAGTAACTGTAGTACATTGTCCTCTTTATGATGATATTGTTCTTAACAGACAACTAGATCCTGCTACTGGATATCCTTTGGAATCTTCTCGTTTTACTATCTTCAACATTGGTAACAATGCTAATGGTGCTAACCTTGTAAAAGTAACCTTGAAAGGTGCTCAAATGGGTTCAATCCAAATTGAGGGGATGACTGATATTAATGGTAACTACAAGCAAGGATTTGCTCCTTCTAGCTCTGCTCTTGATGGTGCTCAAATTCACATGATTAGAAGGTCTGGTATCCTATTGAAAGATCCTCTTTCAGCAGGTGAACTGATCCCTGCTAAGATTGGTAAATTCGTCTAATTTTTCTCATGTTGTTGTAGGATAGGGGCAGAAACTTTTTCTGTTCCCTATCTTATTCCAACATATATTTGCAACAACAAAAAGATTTTAAAACAATATGAAGTATAGATTAAAAAGTTCTCCTAAAAGCTCATGGGGCTTTACTAAAGGAGGTAAGAAGTTTACACAGTTTGATAAAACTAAATATAGAGTAGTGGCA